AGGAAGCTCCATATACCTAGGACGGCGTAAATCTAAATATATTAATGGACTTACTAACTCGTAAAAGAGTTAAAATACTAATACTACTATACTTCTTATTTTACTTTGTAACTTATTGTACGGTAAACAAGATAGCGCCGGACTCGGAATCTCTTAAAACCTCAGAGTTTAAACATAATGTAAGTAACTGCCGATTATGTACTTTGATTCTAGTTTAGGTTTATGTCCTGTATGTAGATATGTCCATGTTGGCGGAAACATTAGTAAACGACCTGCTTTTGGCCAAACTTCTAAATCGTATTCACTAAAAGAAGTTCTACCGTCAAAGTTACTATTTAAATATAAAAAGAATACTAAAAATCTTCTAGCACTATTATAGTCGCCTACATCTACATGTTCTTTAAATTCATCTTTATCATTAGGTAAATATCGTTTAAATCTTATCTGTTCAAAACCGTACTTATCTGGCCATTGTTTTTCTTTTATATTGCAATCTTGTTTATATCTATCAACATAAGGTCTCAACGTTTGATACAAACCGTTTACCATGTTATTCCAATCAGAGTGTTGATTGATATTAATTTCTGTAAAGTGTCTATGATTATTTAAATCTGTAGCTACTTGTTGATCTTTATTAGACTCAAACTTTTCTATCAGTGTTTTACAATGTTCTTCAGGTAAAACATTATCATAGACTTTAATATATTTTTTCATATCATTATCTATAATAGATAGAAAATGTATCAGCACCATTCATATGACAAAATGATTGAGGTCTGATATAATGCATTTGTAGACCAGTTTTGTATTGTGTTTTAAAACCTGATTTACCTCTATATCTGTATCGTATCTTTTTTGCATGTTTTTGAGCTGATACTTCTTTAAAGTAATTTAAATATTTGATAGGTATATTTGAAGCAATACAACTACCAACAGGTGTTAAGTGTTTTAATAATAATGGGTTAACAACCCTTTCAAATATTCTTTTTTGTCTTGTTTTCATAGTATAGTTCTCCTTATTTTAAGTATAATGGACCTGTCCATTGAATTGCATAATTACCGTCAAGCACGTTACCTCTTGCAGAGTTTAAAGCAGGTGCATTGTAACCAGCGGCTTTCAATATATCACCTTTTTTAAAATGTTTAAAGTCTTCTTTTACAATAAAACAAAAAACACCAGTATCTTGTACAATTTTGATGTATTTCTTACCTTGTGAGATTTTTGTTTTAGAATCCCATTTATCAGTTTGTTCTAATGACCAACCTGTTAATTCTTTTTTACCATAACTAGTTGACATTGCAACATAGTCGGCTTTTGCACCAGCCATTAAAAATTTAATTCCTTCGTCTAGTGTTTCGCATTTTTGTGATACTTTAATCATAGTTATTGTCCTTTGTTAGTAGTTAATATAGTCATTATACCAGAAATAATCATAATTGTCAAGCAAATAATAAACATTGTCCAATTATCATTTCCCATACAATGTCCGCTACAATCCTCGATTGAACCAACTGCTAAAATAGCAGCCAGAATTGATGTTATACTAAAAAATGTATTCATAGTGTTTCCTTTCTAAATATACGAATATTATATCACAATCCAAAGTAGAAAGCAAGCAAAAAATACAAAAAATGAAGAAAAAATACGCTTTTTTTGCTGTCTGTTCGCTTTTTGTTCTTGTCTCTTGCTCAAAAACTGTTGAAAATTGCAGAATTACGCCGGATTACGAAAAAATTGGCGAATCAGTAGTAAAAAATAAAGAAAATATTAGCGAATCAGAGTGGCGAGCAGCTAATATGAGCTGTGACTTCTAATATAAATAGTTTTAACATGCAAAATTGTAAAAATTGCGGACATAACTGCCATTGTGGAACATCCTGTACACAGGAACACAAAGATGGCGATAATAAAGACATTTTGATACTTTGTTGTAATAATTGTCGTTGCGATTCGTACATAGATGAAGAAAAATATAATATAGAAAGTTAAAATATGCCAAAAATGAGATTATTTAAGTTTTGGAACGCTGATGGCGTTGAAAAAGAAAAAGAAGATATAAGTTTAAAAAAAGCAGTAAGGTCTGTACAAGATAATTTTAAAGACAAGATGATTAGTGTTGAATATATCAGTAAAAAAGGTAAAGAGATGTGTCATTCAATCGTAATACCAATTGGTAGAAAATTAAGACAATCAATTTTACAAGAAAAAAGAAGATTAGCATTAAAGGCTAAAAATGCCGGCAATTAGTAGAGTAGGTTTAGATCAACATGTAGGACATGCTAGTCCTACACCTAACCCATTTCATCAAACTCCTTATGCAACAGGTTCAGAAAATGTATTTACAAATGGTGCAAAAACTGTAAGAGTAGGAGATACCACTTCATGTGGTGATCCAGCGGACGCAGGTAGCCCAAATGTTTTTATTAATGGTAAAAAAGTGCATAGAAAAGGTGACGCAACAGCTGGTCATGGATCCTGGGTTGCAAATAGTTCAGCTTCTGGTTCATCAAATGTTTTTGCAAATGGTTAGATAATCATTATAAATATTACAGTTATGTCAATATACGATTCACAATCGCAAAGTAAAAGTACAAGAAACTCTAGAAAGTTTAGAGATATTGATTTAGACTTTGGTAGAAACACAGTTACAAATGATGTAAATGTTGTTGAAGATGTAATTGCTGTAAAAAGGTCAGTAAAAAATTTAATACAAACTAATTTTTATGAGAGACCATTTCAACCAGAATTAGGATGTGGCATAAGAGAATTACTTTTTGAAAACTTTACACCAATGACAAGAGTTTTCTTACAAAGAAAAATAGAAGAGGTCATAGTTAACTATGAGCCTAGAGTACAATTACAAAATGTTACTGTTGATGATGACCAAGATAGAAATAGACTAGTAGTTGATATATATTTTTATGTAGTAGGTGTACCAGGTCCTCAAGTAGTGCAAACATTTTTACAAAGGGTAAGATAATAAATGTCGAACAAAATAATAGTTTCAGATTACGACTTTGACGCAATTAAAATTAACTTAAAAAGTTTTTTACAAGGTCAATCAGAATTTCAAGATTACGATTTTGAAGGTAGTTCTTTAAATATTCTTTTAGATATATTATCTTACAATACACACTACCTTGCTTATTTAGCCAACATGGCAACAAATGAATTATATCTTGACAGTGCAGATATAAGAAACAATATTGTATCATTAGCAAAGATGATTGGTTATACACCATCATCACCAAGATCACCTATGGCTTCTATTGATGTTACGCTTAATAATGCAACAGGCACAAGTGTTACAATGTCAAAGGGTACGGTGTTTACTACCAATGTTGATGATGTTTCATATCAATATGTAACAAACTCCGATATTACAATTACTCCATCAAATGGTGTTTATAAATTTTCTAGTGTTCCTGTTTACGAAGGAACTTTAGTAACTTTTAAATATACGGTTGACGTAAATGATGTTGACCAAAAATTTATTATACCTACAGAAAATGCTGATACATCAACATTGTTAGTTAAAGTACAAGAAAGTTCAAGTGATACTAAAACAAATACTTACACATTAGCAGGTGGTTATAATAATGTTACATCTAGTTCAAAAGTTTATTTTATACAAGAAGGCAAAGACGGAAGATATGAAGTTTATTTTGGTGATGGTGTGAATGGTCAATCTTTGTCAGACGGAAATATCGTAATTTTTGAATATATTGTTACAAATAAAACATTGTCAAATAGTGCAAGTTCTTTTAGTTTATCAGGCACAATTGGTGGATTTTCAAATGTTACAATATCTACCATATCAAGTTCACAAGGTGGTTCTGAAAGTGAAACAAATGAATCAATCAGACACAATGCCCCTTTAAATTATGCAGCTCAAGAAAGAGCTGTAACAACAACTGATTATGAATCTTTAGTTAAACAAATTTATCCTAATGCATTATCAGTAAGTGCGTGGGGTGGTGAAGATGATGAAACACCAAGATACGGTATTGTAAAAATAGGTATTAAAGCAGCTTCTGGTTCAACACTTACAGAAACAACTAAACAATCTATTATAGATTCATTAAAACCCTATAATGTAGCTTCTGTATCTCCACAAATTATAGATCCTGAAGTAACTTCGGTTTTAATTACATCAAATGTAAAATATGAATCTGCTTCTACAACAAAATCTGCTGATACATTAAAATCAGATGTAATAACAACTTTAACAAATTACAATACTGATACTTTACAAAAATTTGATGCTATCTATCGTCATTCAAAATTAACTGGTTTAATTGACGGAACTGATACAAGTATTTTATCAAATATAACAAATATTAAAATTAGAAAAAATTTTACACCTACATTATCTTCATCTACAAAATATGATATATATTTTAGAAATGCATTATTTAATCCTCATTCAGGCCATAACATGTCAGGTGGTGGTATATTAACTTCAACAGGATTTAAAGTAACGGGTAGTGATGTAGAACAATTTTTAGATGATGACGGTAATGGTAATGTTAGAAGATATTTTTTAGCTTCAGGTGTTAGATCATACTCAAATGAAACACAAGGTACAATTAATTATTCAACAGGACAAATTACACTTAACTCGTTAAACGTTTCATCTATATCTAATATAAGAGGTTCATCATCTACAAATATTGAAATAACAGTAACTCCTAATTCAAATGATATTGTACCAGTAAGAGATCAAATTGTAGAAATAGATGTAGCAAATTCAAATATTAGTTTATCACCTGATACATTTGTAGGAGGTTCAGCTGATGCTGGTGTAGGTTATACAACAACATCAAGTTATTAATGAGCAATGGCAAAATTTAATGAAAAAATTTCTACAATACTTAACAGCCAATTACCAGAATTTGTTGTAGCTGATCATCCTAAATTTGCACAATTTTTAAAAACATATTATCAATTATTAGAATCTGCTGAATTATCTTTTTCAAGTGTTCAAGCTACAGACGGTATATTATTACAATCAGAAACAGGTCAAACAAACAATTTAGTTTTAGACTCTAGTCGTAAAGATACAGCTAGAACACTATTAGACGCCGGCGATAAAATACTTTTAGAAGAAACTCCTGTAGGAACATTTACTAGAGGTGAAACAATAAAAGGTCAAACATCAGGAGCAACAGCAGTTGTTATTGCAGAAAATTCAGATCCTTTAAAAATAATTATTTCAGCACAGGATAAATTCGGACTTACTGAACAAGTTGTAGGACAAAGTTCAGGTGCTACAGCAACTATTAAAAATTACAAACCAAATCCTGTAAATAACATTGTAGATTTAATTAATTTTAGAGATCCGGACGGTGTTATTAATCACTTTTTATTTAATATGCGAGATGAGTTTCTTGCAACTTTACCAGAAAATTTAGCAACAGGTGTTAATAAAAGAAATTTAGTTAAAAATATTAAATCACTTTATAGGTCTAAAGGTTCAGCTCGTGGCCATGAAATGTTTTTTAGAATATTATTTAATGAAGCATCCGAAACAATTTATCCTAGAGAACAAATGTTTAAAGCTTCAGATGGTCAATTTGATTCATTAAAAGTATTAAGAGTAATTGCTTCTGTAGGTGACGCTAATCAATTAATTGGTAGAACAATTACAGGTCAAACTTCTAGTGCGACTGCTATTGTAGAAAATACATCAACTTTTCAAATTGGTGCCTCTACCGTTACTCAATTAATTTTAAATGATGATAGTATAAATGGTACTTTTACTGTAGGTGAAGAAATACAAGGTACAACTACAGATGAAGATGATTACTTTATTAAAGCAAATGTTACAGGTATTCCAGGAACAAAAAATATTACTAATAATGGTTCATTAAATTCAGTTTCAGATGTAATAAATGTAACTGCAGGTGGGCAAGGTGCATTATTTCAAGTTGAAGAAATAGGACCGGGCAGTGTAACAGATGTTATAGTTGATGATAAAGGTACAGGTTATGAAATAGGAGATCCTTTAGTTTTTACGAATACAGGAACAAATGGTAACAATGCTTCTGGATTTGTAAAAATTGTAAATGGTGGTATTGCTGATCAAAACGGTAACACATCTTTAGCCTCAGGCGTAGAAGATAGAATTGTATTAGAGGATGCAACAACTGAAGGTGATCAATATTCAGGTAATGTAATTATGCAAGAAAAATTTACAGGCCTGCAAACTGTTGAAGAAATATTTTTAATTAATGGTGGTAGTCAATACACATCATTACCTACTGTTAGTATAACATCTACAACTGGTACAGGAGCAACAGTAAGAGCATATGGTGACAACATAGGAAAAATTGAAAGATTAAAAACTGTTTCATTAGGTAGAAGTTATGAACAATCGCCTACTCCACCTATTTTAGGTTTCTTTAATAACATGATTGTAACAAATGTTGTTTTACCTTTTGCAACTGGTGATACAGTTACAGGTGGCACATCATCAACAACTGGTACTATTCATAGATTAGATGTTAGTAGAGGATTATTAGTAATTAAATCTGTATCAGGAACATTTGCTATTAATGAAACAATTACATCATCAGCTGGAGGAACATGCGTTCTTAAAAAATTAGATGTTGCAACAGCAACAGTAAATGTAGTATCTGTAGCTGATACAGACGGTGCGTTTATAAGTGAAAAAGGTAAAATTTCTGAAACTACAATGAGAATACAAGATAGTTTATATTATCAAGATTATTCTTATGTAATAAAAGTTGGTCGTTCAATAGCACAATGGCGTGACTCATTTAAAAAAACAATGCACACAGCAGGATTTTATTTTACAGGTCTTGTAGATATTGAATCAAGAATAACAGTTACAGCAAAAGGTCCTGTTAAAGGTGTTACTTCAGGACTTGAAGAAAGTCCATTGTTATCACTTGTTAATACATTATTTACAACTGTCTTTGGTAGAAGATTAGGAACAAATACAGATGGCACATCTTTAAGAGCTAATGCTCATATTGGTGGTAATATTGATGCTGGTAATGATTACAGAGATCCTTTTGCAGCTAACACTAGAGATTTAACATTATCTAGACCAGGTTTAACAATTGATTATTTAAGTAGACCTAGAAATTTAATTACAGATAATTCAGGTGTAACACACCATGTTAAAAGTGGTTATGCATATGCTGGACCTAGATATGGTACTTTAAATAGATTTGCTAATACTGCATTTGGTCAAACATCACCAAAATCTTTTGCAAATTCATTTCAAAATTTAAATAGATTAAAAGTAACTGGCACAAAGACTGACCTTGACGGACAAGCAGTGCCTATATTTTTGTTGACTTCTAATGAACACGGTAAAAAATTAAGTACAAAATATGCTTTACCTACTATAATAAGAGATGAAGATGGTACTTTTGATAGTACAACTGGTAAATTTAGTTCAACACAAATAACATTTGATAACTCAAATGTGTTATAAATATAGTAGGAGACTTAATGGCTAAACAAATATTAAATATCGGATCAAGTGCAAATGATGGAACAGGCACAACCCTACGTGCTGGTGGTGATTTAATAAACGATAACTTTAACGAAATTTACACAACTTTTGGTAACGGTACTACTTTATCAGTAGCTGCCATAGCTATACCTCATAAAATAGGTGGAACAAACTTTACAAACTCTTTATTAATTGGTCATTCAACTACAGGAACTTTAAATAATGCTAATGAAAATCTTGGAATTGGTGCAAATGCTTTAGATGGTTTAACTTCTGGAGATGGAAATGTTGCTTTAGGATATGTTGCTGGAACAAGTGTAAATACTGGTACTCATAACACGCTTGTAGGTCATAGTGCTGGTGGTGCATTAACAAGTACAGGCAGAAATACTTTTATTGGATCTGGTGCTGGTTCAAGTGTTAATAGTGGACAAAGAAATACCACTCTAGGACATTTTGCTGGTCAAAATATTACAAGTGGATCAGGTAATGTAATGCTTGGTTCAAGCATGACAGCTGATAGTGCAACAGGAAACAGACAATTAAAAATTGGTGGTAATGATGGTTCAACAACTACGACTTGGCTTTCTGGAGACAGTTCGGGCAATTTAACAACTGTCGGTGATGTAACTTTAGCAAACAA